ATGCGTATTGAAATCTGCATAGCCAAAGAAAAAATGACTAAAATGCCAACCGGTGCTGTGGATGCGTTAAAGGAAGAATTAACCCGACGCATCAGTAAGCGTTATGACGATGTTGAGGTGTTAGTAAAAGCCACCAGCAATGATGGCCTTTCTGTTACACGCACCGCAGATAAGGATTCTGCAAAAACTTTTGTTCAGGAGACTCTGAAAGATACCTGGGAATCTGCTGACGAGTGGTTTGTTCACTAATAAACACGTAAAATCTGTAACGGCTGGGAAACATTTAATAATCCTACCATTCAAA